TAAACGAATCAAAAGTGTTTACATCTCTGTCTAAAAAAGATAGAATACTTGTATGATTACTGAGAAAGGAAAAATCATGAATACTGTAACTTATACACTCGACCCGAAAAGCCTAGTTGTAAAAGGCTATGAATCCGACAAGGTTGCTCGCTCGATGGGCAACGGTGTTGCTTTCTTTAAGAACGCTGATGAGCTTCTTGCCGATCGCAATGTAACAGGTCCACTACTCGTTAATGCATACAACGAGATCGCTGATAAGCCTGTTAAAAAATTCTCTGATAACAAAACTGCTGCCAAGCGTTTTATGGATGCTATTGCTGATATCCATGTAACGACCACACCTTTCGATGGAGAAACTAAAGTGAAGTCACCACCTCAAATTGATGCACTCCCAGGAATGACGCCACTCGGCATTGCTCCTAAAAAAGTTGCCAAGCCTCGTGGTTCTTTCGCAGGTAAAGTTATCAATGTTCTTGTCACTGCGAACCCTCGCAAGGAGAATACCAAAGAGGTTTGCGGTTATGCCTCATTCCAGCTTCTGCTAAACCACGGTGTTGATATGCCTTATGAGCTTTATATCAAGCAAGGTGGTCGTTTGCAGGATCTAAAGTGGGACATTGATCACGAATGGGCTGAGGTTAAAGATGCCTAAAGTCATAAAAGAGATAGAGGGGTTCACCATTGAAAGTGGTGTCCCCTTAACCGACGCATCTAAGTCTAGGGACAAGTGGGCGAGGCTAGTTGCAGGGATGTCTATCGGAGACAGCACTGTTCTTAAAAAGTCAGGCGATGTTGTTTCCTTTAGAATGATGTGCAAAAAGCAAGGCTTCAGTTGCAAGTCCAGAGCTATTAGAGACGAGCATGGGATATCAACCCCAGACGTCAGAGTTTGGAAATTAGAAAATGAAGATTGAAATTATATCAGATGACAGAGTTTCGTCGGAAGGTAAAAATTTATCGAGGGTCGCTTGGGAGCTGTCAAGGTCTCCCGACGACACCACTCCATTAGACACAATCCTATCTATCGACGCACCAGTCAACGAGATACCATCTATTGTGATGAGTGTTGAGTGCACGATATTAGAGCGAGAAATATTCGCCTCATTCAGAGACCACGTTATGTGGGCAAGAACCTCTAGAGTTGACGCACCTTCTGAGTTCGTTGTTCCGGAATACTTTCAGTTGTCGGAGATGATGGACGATATTGTTTTCCTAAAAAAGAAAATAGACATAGATATGAAAGCAGGCATAATACAAGACGAGTATCGTCTACACATGCCTATTTGCGCAATGACTTCTTTTACGACTAGGTTGTCTTGGCGAGGCTTAATAAAAATTTATAAGCTGTACAAACACCTCTCGACGATACATGAGTATTTTGCTATCGGTAAGGAAGAGCTCGACGAGAAATTCCAGTGTAGTTGGTACGAAGAAAACTATAGCTATGTCGATCCGATACCTATGCTAAAAGAGCATGAAAAAACCAGTGGTGTAATTGGACCAATAGTTACTGTGTGTCAAGAAATGACCATTGGCTTGAGAGCTCAGGTTGTTCGCCACCGCAACTATACAATCAAAGACAACCTTATGGAAATAATAACTGCTGAAGATTGCTGGACCAGAACGCTTGGCGATAAAATAACAATATCAATATCGGCTGAAGTAGATTTTTGGAAAACAGTTGTTAATAAAAGGCAGTGTTGGATTGCTCAGTATGGTATCTGGAAAGACATTATAATTGCTGCACAAGAATACATAACTATCGGCGAGCAAGACTTGCCATGTAATAAAGGCTTTTGCCCTTATACTAGGGATGCCGAGCTGAGGCATACCGACGACGATCCTGGAGCACCTTGCCCCATTCATAGTGACTTAACCTCTACACCCATTGACCCAAAGTACATGGACATGGTGCGTATTGAAGCAAGTTACAGACCTGCCTTTTGGCAAAAACATATAGATAAACTGGAGGACGCATAATGACTATGAAAATTTATTTGGCTGGACCATTCTTTAATCCTAAACAAGTCGAAACGATCGAGGCTATCGAAAATGAATTCGATAAGTATGGCTTTGATTATTTCTCACCTCGTAAAAGTGGTGGTGTAATATCCCACCTCTCACCAGAGGACAGGACTAAAGCATCTAAAGGAATTTACGACAGCAACATTTCCGCAATGATCGATGCTAATGTTTTATTTGCTATTGTAGATGGCAGGGACACAGGCACAGTTTACGAGATGGGATATTTCCGAGCACTTACCGATCACTTTAAACTAAAAAGCGAAAACAGCACAGCTGAGAATAAACGCTATTCAATAACCTATACCAACGAGAACTTTGGTCTTAATATTATGCTGAAGGAAAGTGTTGATGCACATATCATTGGTGTTGGCGACCTGCAAAAGTTCGCAGGACTTTCTGCTAGAGCTTGGGACAGACCTCAAGGTCGTTCGATGTCTGCTGGAATAGACTGGGAAGACCACGTTGGTCGTAGGCAAAAGATCCTAGAGCAGTTCCAGAACTTCAACCCAGATGTTGAATAATGGATATTGTAAAGCTATTCAGCGTTTCTCAGGGAATGTCTGCGATACAAAGGTATTCGCAGCTCCACCTTTTAAAGAGCGAATCAGTAATGGAACACACAGGCTTCGTGTGCCTCTTTACCTATACTTTGTGCGAGGAGATCAATTCGGTCTCCTCTCCCAACGATAAGCTAGATGTCGGGATGGCTCTACAAAAAGCAATCGTGCATGATATCGACGAAGTTATAACAGGCGATATACCACGACCAACTAAATATTACAGCGAGGAGTCTGTTGCTGTATTTAAAAAGATAGCGGAAGCTGGCATTGACCAGATAATTAATGAGTTGAGAATAAACAGCAGGAACATGAAGACCAACTGGGAACAGTCTAAGGCTGGAAAAGAAGGTATGATTGTTGCGTTGGCTGACCTGTCCTCGGTAATATACAAGCTCTGGGAAGAAATATTAATGCTTGGCAATAAGAAACTTTTCAGGCAAGCTAATGAAGTAAAGAACTTTTTAGGAGACTTTCAGGCTAAAATAGCAGATGGCAATTGGTTCGACCCAGCCCAGAAGCACATTATTGATATTGCTTTAGATCAGCTTTATACAATACTCAATGAGATTTCAAAAGCCTCCGAACCAATACACGGAACATTTAAAACATTCGAAGTCGACACAATGGTACACCACAGATAAAAGGAAAAAATATGGCACATCATAAAGAAAAGTATAGTCAAAATTTTGTTAATAGAGTTCACGAGATGAAAGCTGTTAAATTTACAAATGAAGAAATAAGCAAAGAGCTAAACATAAAAGCACCAGCTGTTGCTTATATTCTTAAAAATCGATCCTATGTAAAGACTTCTCCTATGGATGTTGTTTTAGAAGTTTTCCATGAGGAAGAAGCCAAGGAGAGCATGCTAACTAAAATTAAAAGACTGCTAAAGTTTTGGTAAAAATAAACTTTATTGTTTAGCCGAAAAGGTTTAAAGTTTTAATATTGAGAAAGGAAGCCGAATGAATATTTTTTACTTGGACACTAGTCCAAAAGAAGCAGCTATGATGCACTGCGATAAACATTGCGTTAAGATGATACTCGAGACTGCGCAACTGTTATGCACTGCTCACCGAGAGCTAGACGGAGACTATTGGTCTGACGAGGTTGGCTTGTATAAGTCGACTCATAAGAACCATCCTTCAGCAGTTTGGGTTCGGGAAAGCTCCGAACATTATTGGTGGGCACTAGGTTTGTTTGTATATCTATGCAAGGAATACACAGCTCGCTATGGTAAATCCCACAAGAGTGCGGAGCTTATGCAGTTGCTTTGTATAGCACCCATGAACATAGAAGAGATTGGCTTCACCGATCCACCCCAATGCATGCCTGATGAGTACAAGTGCGAAAATGCAGTAGAGGCATATCGGAGCTATTACTTAGGCGAGAAGATGGGCTTCGCAAAGTGGAACTATAGCCCAACTCCGGAGTGGACCTATGCTTAAAATAAGAGGAAATGATTTAGAGCTTAACGACAAAAAAGTTGCTAGGCTTTTCGACCTTAATACTTTTGATAGAAGAGACCTAGAGGATCTTTTTGACAAAGCTAATAATTATAAAGATGATGTACGCAGTGCATATGAGAGAGGGAGAGACGATGAGTGATCTTAAAACAATCGGAGACGTTGCTAGGAAACATCGTAGGAATAAGTCACCGATAGATTGCATGGAGGACGCTCTAGAAACTTTTAAAGAACGCAATAAAGTTTATGGTGATAATTACCATCGTCATGGAAAAGTAATGATGGCTTTATTCCCCAAAGGAGTTACTCTTGATAATGAGAAGGAATGGAACAGGTTCGGCATTGTAAATATGATTGTTGCAAAGCTAACTCGCTATTCCGAGAATTGGCCAGGATCGCACGAGGACTCAGTCCATGATATGGGTGTTTATTCTTTTATGTTGCAGTCCTTAGACAACGAGGATAAAGAATGATTATATTCGATCTTGAAACAACAGGCTTACCAAAGGCT